CCCAGTAATTCGCCATCCTGTCGCTCTCAGCAGCACCTTGTTGGACGGCACCCCCGGGGAACGCACACTCGGCCAGATCGTCCTGGGTCCGAGTGTTGTTCCACGACCACCCTTCATCTCTCTGGACCATAGGCTCGAGAGCAAGACCGGGATTCGCATCCCAGAGCTCGAGCTCATAGTCGACAAAGAGGCGCCCCAAGGTGTCGCCAGGGCCATCGTTACTCACTGGGCTAAGCCAGTGGAGGGCCCCAGCGTCGTAAAGGGGCTGGGTGTCGTAGTCGATGTCGATAGTTCGTGTAAGTAGCGGTTTGCGCACCACCGTGGAACAGTCGATTTCACCGGGGGTTGCCACACTTAGCGATGTGGCGTTCGCTTCCAGGAACATGGCCTGGTCCGTCGTGGGAGCCTCTACCAACGGGTTGGGCGTGAAACCAAAGGTAAGAGCACCCTCCTTAATGCTAGGGCACGTAGGAAGGTACTCAAACCGCAGCTTACGCACACGGTAGTGAAGGTATTGGCGGGCCTGTTCGGCAAGCCACGGAGAAAACTCCGTAAGCCCTGGGTTAACAAAGATCGTGTTAGGACCTTCCCCAATGCTGTCGGCTTCCTTGATGAGGGTGAGCATCTCCCTCCGGTGAATGATACGCCGGGGGGGCGCATGCTGCTCAACCGCCGAGGCCACGGCAGCGGGCAGGGATGCGAAATGAGAATGGCCGTAGCCATCATCACGACGCTCCTCATCACGGCGCATACGGCGCCGGGTGCGGGCGGAGCCCGCTTTGGCCACGTTAGAAACGCGGCGTGCGCTAGTCGTTGGCGTCGACTTGCGCTGGGTGGGAGAGACTTTCTTGGAACTCATTCCCTCATGGGCCAAGCTTCGTCGGTGAACGGATTGATGACGCTCCAGCTACTCACGTCGTAATCACCTTGAAGATCTTGGCTGCCACCAAAAGGGAAGGTCCAAGAGTCGAGAAACTCCTCCATCTGTAGTTGTTCCCAGGGCGTTATGCCGAACGCCTTGTAGAACGACAATCTCGCGCCGTCTGTAATTGGTTGGGGATCCAGGCGCACCAGCTGACGTTGCCCCATAGCTTGCAACTCACGACGAATCCTAAAATACATCGGGTCGTTGGCTTGGAGCTCAATGTGGTCCTGCTTGGCACGGGCGCGCTTCTTAGAGCCGAAGCTCCAAAGCGCGCGCCCGGCCCGGCTAGGAGCACTTGCTGACGCATTGCGCATAATGGCCATAGCATAGCTCTGGAGCACGGGGACGCCTAGGTTTAGCACCATCTCCCCCATGCCCGTTGTCATGGCTAGCTTACGCCTTGCGCGTTCGGAATCCAAATACTTAACCCCGCCAAGCCCACTGGATAGCACCTTCAGTGGGTCCCGGACAAACTTGTATTTGCCGGGCGCGTACTGGACGGGGTGCGATTGGCACCATTCAACACCCTCGATGTCGAGGGCGATGTTTTCAAGCTTGATCTCCATGCCGAACTCAAGGAATGCATCGTAAAGATTCTCCTCGCACCACGGCAACAACTCCTTCTCAACAATGAGTAGGCAGTCATCACCATCGTCG